TTACGGTACGCAGGCATAAACTTATACCCTTCAGCAAAAAAAGTAAAGTACTCTGCAAGTTCTCTTATAGAACCTGAATCGTCTGGCGAAGTTATCTGTAAAGAAACTTCATCAATTTTATGTACCCGATACAAATTTCTTCCAGTCAAGTATGTTTTTAATATGAGTGTGTCTCCAACGAAGATTGTTCATTATCTCTTCAAGAGTATTGGCAATAGCTTTCTGATACTCTATCCTTTGTTTAATACGAACAATGTCTTCATCCGAATCATAATAATAATCTAGCTCAGATTTAAGAGGTTTAGTACCTCCACCAAACGGATCATAGGCCCAACCTTTCATATCCATTTGTTCTTTGGTCATCTTACCTGTGTAATACAACCACTTATCTTTTTTTAGTTTATCAAGATCAGAATCTAATTTAGCTAATTGTAATCGTGTTACATTCACCAACTCAAGATACTTTGAGTGAAGCTTTGAGGTTTTCTTTGTTTCGTCATCTAGTGCAAGATCGTCAATATTTGAGTCAGTCTTCCACATATTCATAATGTCGTCAAGTGTCATTTGTAGCAATAAGCCTTTCCATAATATTACTTTATAATAATAAAGCGGTCATATCTAAATGTTATATCTGTTTGTAGATATTCTACTCCAGTAGTTGTTGTATTAAACTCTACACCAGCTAGTGAAGTAGGAAACGCGTTTGTAAACTGTATCTGTTTGTTAGCATTATTATGGCTTGAAAGAATAGAAAGAATCATATCGTGCTTTTCAAGCTTTGTTTCATTATCCGTTATCCAATTATTTATCTCTGTATAATTTACCATAGATTCATCAATTGCTATCCGCAATGTGATAGGATCAAATGTTACTGTATCACCAGCAACATATCCAACTGCGTTTCTAAAATTAACCTGTGATTCTCCAAGATTAAGTGTTGGAAGAGAAAACTGCGTTACAAAGAATTCAGTATTCGCGAACTTTTCTCGATTAATAGTCAGTCGAAAACCATTCGGTGCCAAAAGGTTTAAATTTTCAGATAGATTGTTATTAGTAGCCATACTGTTATTTATATAAAAAAAGAGGCCCCATTAGGGGCCTCCTAGAACTCTAAGGTTAGATTAACCTTCAAAGTTGATGTCTGTAACTTGGAACTTACGGAAGTACTGGTTAGCATTACCAGACCCGATTCCGTCACCAACACCTACGAATGGGTGCTGTTGCAGACCATAACGAGTCTTGAATGCCATCTTCGGCTGGAATGAGTTTTCGTCTACCGCACGAACCATTGTCAACGGAACGTAAGGACAGTAGAATAGACCAGCGTCGAAGGGGTTAGTTCCTCTGTAACCAACAGTTACATAGTCCTGAGCAGCATACGGATCAACGTACACTTTCATACGACCGTTCAGAACACCTGCGAACGTGTTACCTGTGTCATCAACGTTCAAGTTAGTTGACATAGCAGGAGTGTAGTCCAAAGAACCAGATGCAGCCAGTGCTGATGCTACGTTAGAAGAACACATTACAAAGTTACCTTTGCCTCTACGAGTTTCCTGTGCAATCTTGTTAGCTTCAACTTCCAACTGGAATACCAGTGACTTGAACTTCTCTACCAACCAACGACCATCAGCGTCAGCAGTCAAAGAGAACTTACCTGATCCAGCTCCGCCAGACTCAGCAATGTTACCCAGACCAATCTTCGCTACGAAGTTGATTGAACGAATTACTTCGCGGTTAATCTCAGCCAAAATTTCAGCAGAGAGGATGTTAGCCAACTCAGACTCAGCGTCAAGACCATGAACTGCTTTCAAGTCCTGTGCCAATTCCATTGAGTATTCAGCTTTCAACTGACGAGTCTTCGCTGTAACGGTTGCTCTTTCAATAGAGAAACCAGCTTCAGGGAATGTCGTATCAGCTTCAGCAGTTGCTGTAGTAGCACCACCGGCCGGCTGATAATTTGGATCGTTATAATCACTGGCACCATTAGCTACACGAGCAGGTGTGTCGTTAATCAACGGATTGTCAGATGATGGAGTAGTACCACTAGATGTGAATGCAGTGTCTGCTTCGTTGAACAAGATTTCCGTTTGTGCCGGAGATGCGTTTCCGCTACCAGCTGGAATCTGTCTTGCTTTCAAAGCAAAGATCAAACCTGTCGGTGCTGTCATCGGCTGTACACCAGCCACGTCATACGCGATCAAGTTAGGCATTGCCCGTCTTACCATTGAGATCAAGATCGGATCAAATGACTGTCCCAATCCTGTAGCCGTTGTGCCCACACCTGTGCGACCACCACCGACTGTTACTGTGTCTTCCTGTAGTACGCCAGCTTGTGCCTTCAATTCTCTTTCAGTGTTTTCCAAGAGTTTTGCAGTCACCGCTCTGCGATACTGATCTTTAAAAGCCGGTGCACCCTCGTGATCGAGAACTGCTCCCCACTTTTTCATTTCGCTATCTGCGTTAAACATAATTGTTTTCCTTGTTGTTAGTTTTTATGAAGTGATAGAAACGTTTTTTTCCATACGAGAAAGAGCGTTTAGATAGTGAGCCATTCCAGCAGGAACGGTCTTCTCTACGTGTGCTTCTCCCTCAACTACTACCTCTACATCACCAGATGTTGAAGTAGATTCATTAACTTTCTCTGTTTCACCAAAGAAAGTGGCTTTAAGAGTTTTTACTTTTTCAGAGAAATCGTCTTCGGAGACGAACTCTGCTCCCTCAAGCATATTAACAAGCTTTTCAACTTGTGTAGAAGTCATGTCAGATGAATTTTCCCGAATGATCTTTTCCCGAAGCAAGTCTTCCAATTTTTCTTGCAAGTCTTCGTTATCAGATTCTACTTGTTCAAGCGATTCCTTAACGATTTGGTTTTCTTCGGTTAAGTCACTCACGAGATCACGCTTAGACTCTGGAACATCGATATAGTTCTCTACGAATAGAGTATGAAGTCCCTTCATAAAGTCTTCTGTGATTTCAGAACGAAGTTCAGCATCAACTGTTTCAGCATTTGCTTCAACCCAATCTTCAACTACATAAGTGAGGTAATCGTCAATCTTCTCTACGAGAGTTTCACGAACGTGCCCCAACTCTTCTTGTAGGTCGAGTTCATATTGAGCTTCCAGTGATTCTTTGATATCAGCAACTTTATTACTAATAGCTGCTTCAAAGATTACCTGTGCTTTGCCCTTGAAGTCTTCCGTCAAGTTAGAATCAGCCTGTACCAACAAATCAACTTCGGATTCAAGATCGAATGATTCATCCATCTTGCCCTTCTTGATGTCGTACATAGCTTTCATCATTTTACCATAGCTAGCTTGGAGTTTATGCTTTTTCATGTTTTTCAACATGCCGTAAGAAGCTGAAAGCATATCACCTTTTGTCTTACCCTTAGCGTCGTCTGCAGACTTTTTGATGGCTGAAACGGTAGCTGCAATAGCATCGTTTTCGTCATCTTCAACAGACTCGTGCTGAGCGGTCAACATATCAGCGATTGTATCAAGAGTCTGCTCTAATTGAGACTTCTTCATACCTTTCATTTCTTTATAAAGACGGTTCAGAGATTCAGCTTTGGTCTTAGGAGCTTCGTCCATTTCCTCTTCTTCATCATCCTCGTCTTCGTCTTCATCTTCTTCTTCGTTCTTCTTGTGCTTCATCTCTTTCTTAGAATGTTTAGCTTCTTCGATGACATCTTCTTCCTCAGTTTCAGTAGCCTCTTCGACTTCTTCTACTTCGTCTTCGTCATCTTCGTCGCCAACATCTTCAGCGATGACTTCTTCATCTTCTTCGGTGGACTCACCGAGCAAGACATTTAAGACTGCTTCATCAAGACTCTTATCTTCCTTTGAATCCTCTGTTGTTTCTGCAACAACTTCCGAATCCTCCACAAGAGTGTCTTCCTGAACATCTTCAATTACATCAGTATTCTGATCTGCCATTTTAATGTTACCTTCTTGTTTTTAGAGTTTCGAGAGGAAATCCGTGAAGATTCTTTCCTGTGCCTCAAAGAGACGCGAGGATGGAGTCGTCTGAATTTCAGTCTCATAATTTTCAATTTGTTGAGGTTTTAAGACGCCACTTTCATAAACCCATTCTACACCTTCCATGATGCCATCTACGAAGGCAGCAGGTGCTGAGGGGTCTTGAACAATGTCAACTGTGGAAAGCATATAATCATCTTTCACATACGTTTTGCCATCTTTTTGTTCAACAGTTCCCATACCACGACTAGAAACACCTAACTTTACACCACCATCAATTAGTCCCTTCACTATTTTTCCCATTGGTGTATCAAGTATCAGTGCTTTTCCAACAACATTATTACCTTCAAACTTAAGTTCGGTAATCTTGTGTGAAACTTTGTCCAAGTTAATCTGTGGGCCTTCAGGGTGATCTAGCTCACCAACTGCCCGACCAGTCTTAACTTGTTCCCTAACGTATTTAGCAGTAGCTTCTGCTAATACTTCTTTTGGATAAATTCTTTTGTTGCGGTTCATCTTTTCCGCTTGCATGAAAACACCTTCAATAAAGGCTTGCTTCTTACCGTCTTTTTCCTCGGTAAGATAATTTAAGTTTTCATCGTTATGTTCAGTTATTAGTCTCATTATTATCGCCTGTGTTAAAAATGTCTCCAGTAAGTTTAATCTTACGGATATCTCTTGCATCCTGCATCTTTGACGATATAGCATCATCAAATGCAGCCCGTGCACCATCTTTATCATTCTGTAACAATGAATTAAAAATTTGTGTTGCGTCACTCATGGTCTTACTCCTTATTTATAACATTTTTGTATTAGAGATCGTCTTCTTCTTCTTTTTCTATTTCACCTGATTTCAGTTCGTTTGCAATCTCTTTATTCATTCTTTCGATATCTTCTTCTGATTGTCTAAGTACATTCTGTCTTAACCATTTGACTGAATAGTACTTACCAACAAGATTCTCAAATTCGGACGCCATAGCTAGACGTTCTTTCATAATCTCATACTCTTTTAACTCAGAAAAGTAGTTGTCTTCAATAAAGTCAATGTTTATTGATTCTGCTATTTCAGGCCACTCTTTTCTTTCAATGATCCCCTTGAGAATCAGCTGAGCTCTCAGAGAGTCCATTATAATACCAGAAAACTGTTTTCTAAGCCGGTCAATAAATCTTTGGAATTTAACTTCGTCTCTTGATATTTCCGAAGCTCTACCAAATGTATATGAATCATCTTCTTGAAGACGGCTAACTGGTACGTTTAAAGACCTATAAAGTTTTTTCTGAAAGAACACAACATCTTCGATCTGGCCAAGGTTCTCACCACCTGATAGTGTAGTAATTTCTGTACCACGGCCACCTTCTCGTCTTGGAAGATAGAAGTCTTCTAACATACTCATGTGGCGTCTATCGTCAGTGACTTCACCTGTACTAGCATCGTAGATGAGTTTATTACGATATTTTGACACAACATTGTTTACATATTCTTCTGCTTTGTTCTTAGGTAAGTTACCTACATCAATATAAAAAATTCTTCTTTCGGGTGCTCTTGACACACGATAAACAACTAAAGAGTCTTCCATCATTCTTAACTGATTCACAAGTTTAATTGACTTATGAAGATGTGAAATGATTCTTTTACGTGCTGGGTCAGTAATACCAGAATTGGCTGTAACAATAGCTTCCTTAGCAATCTTTACACCACCAATCTTAGACGATGTACCAGCTTTTGAAGACTTATATTTTTCTGAATAAATGTAATACTCAGCTACAGTCTTTTCAATTTCGACTTTTGTTTTAGGATCGGTTTGTTTTTTGATTTCTCTTATACGTTGTAAAGCAAGTGGTTCAATTGGTCTTAGTTCAAGAATGCCTTTCTTTGGATTTTTATCATCAACAATCATGTGGAAGTAGATTCTTCCATCAACATACCAATCTCTAAACATATCATGAGCTCGTTTATTAAATTTTAACAGCTCAAGTACGGTATTAAATTCTCCTAAAATCTCTTTTTTGATATTATCAGCTAAATCTAATTCATCTAGGATTAGTTCAACAGGAGCTGATTTATCGTTTGATGCAATTGCACCATCAACAATATCTGAAATAGCCGCATCGCACTCTGGTTGTCTAGCTGCTTCACGATATTTAATAATCAAATCATTTTCTGAATCGGAGTGTGTTCCATCCAGATCGTACACTTGTCCGTAGTATCCGCCAACCGTAGTAGATACTGATATTCCACCTATTTCGGGATCGTAAGGAACAGGCGATATAATTTTGTCGGCCGACTTCTTGACCTTCTCTTTATCCCCAACCTTCTTAGTTATCTCGTACCCAAAAATTTCTGCCATACTATAAGTCCTTCATAAAAAGAGAGTATGGCCACCCGAAGGTGGCCTCTCTTTAAATATTTTTATTGTTATGATGTTACGTTAATCGCATCCCAATACTGGTAAGCAAATTCACAAGTAAACTCTTCAAGTGTATCGGTTGTCTCATAACTAAGTTCGATCGCACCTAAGTTTACAGGAAAAGCGCCACGAATGTTACACGCTTTTAAAACTTCATCATTTCTTCCAAGTTGTTCAACCAGAATGTCAGCCTGATAATCAACAGGATTTACAAGTCCTGTACCGTTGACATGCTCGTTAATACCATTCATCCATCTTTCAAATGAATCACGAACTTGGAACGAAGCTTCGTTTGTGATAGTAGCAGTCCAGTTTTCAAATGTACGATCACCCGCAATCTTCAACTGACGCCCTCTGAAAGGAACGTCAATTTGTGCGATTACTGATGATGGTAACTGAGCTGCTTTACACATGAACGATGTAAGTTCTGAATCTCCTGCAGCATAAGCAGGGAAGTTAATAGTACAACGGAACAAGTTCGGTCTTGCTCCACCGTTTACTAACTTTGATTTGAAGTCATCAATTTTAAATGTAGCCATTTTTTACTCCCCTATTATTTATACTGTTCCAACGATCTCTGAAAACTCAACGCCTGTTCTAGTAGCAATGAAGTTTAGAGTGATGAAGTTAATTGATCTTGCCGGCTTGATGAAGATATCAGCCACGAAACGATTAGAATCGATTACTTGTCCTGTGTTATTTGTTTCGTCACAAACAACCAAGAAGTCGGTAATACCTCTCCGTCCTTGAACATCTCTCAAGAAAGGTTCAACCAAGTTTCTAAATGCTGCTCTTGTGAACTCATCGTTCAACTCAAACAACTGGAACTTAGCTGCTGTAGCGATTGCTTTCTCAAGTGTAATGAACAATCTACGAACATTAATTCTATCGAACGCAGAAGGTTTAGCCTGTAGTGTCTTATCACCAAACAAGATTGTACCTTGGCCGGGGAATGTAACAATTGGGTTAATACCGTTCTTGTAGAGAGCATCTCTGTCAGCTTTCTTAGGATTGTAAGCCAGTTTGGTTACACCTCTCAACTGTCCACGATTGAATCCGCCAGGTGAGAACCAAGCTTCAGCAACTCTATCAGTATTAGCACAAAGACCAGCTAAGTGACCCTGTGTTCCGATGTAGATGAACTGATCGTTGTATTTGTCATAAACGTATGCTGATGTAGAACTAATAACACCGTATGAATCAATCGGAGTCAATGAGTTTTTATAATCTTGTACATTAGACAATGCATTACTTGCTGATTGAAGTTTAGTGTCAGCAATCGGAGGACTTATGAATCCAACAGCATCTTTTCTTGCAGTTGCTGTAGCAAGTACTTTATTAGCAATTGTATTATCACCGTTAGCGTCTGCGAGAGCAAAGAGTAAGTTTACGTCTTCTGTCTCTGGATCAGCTAAAAGATCGATACCACTTACTACGTCACCAGCTGTTACTGATGTCCCTTGGTCAACTCCACCAGCTAGTTCAAATTTACCAGTTGTAGAGGTAAGAGTCAAAACACCACTAATTGCTGAAGGAATATAAATCCACTCAGATGAATTATTGATTACGTTGACGTAATAGTTACTTGAACCGTCTGCGTCTTTACTAGTTGATACTGAATTGAGGAACGCCCACTTTTCTACTTCTGTTTCGGTTGTTCCATTTCCAGTAAATGCATCTTCGGTTGTGGTAATCATAATGTGTAATTCATTACCAGTCGGTGCTGCATCGAATTGGTCAGAAACTAGATTTGTTGTTCCGTTGAATACCAAGGAAGCCGCGTTAGCTGCATTTACGATGTACACTCTTGTAGAGTTACCTAGTTCTCCCGCGTAACGCGAGAATACATCACCAGATAAAGCACCTTTAATCGACTCAAAGTTGTCGTCATTCTTAATCAGTGTTGCAGTTGATGCTGCTGCCGCAGATATTGTAGGTAGAATGTTACTACCGGCATTAGTTGTGGCTGCTTGTCCCACTGTAGCAGGTGAGTCATTATCTAGTGGAAAGACCAGTGCGCCGTCACCAAACAGTTTAAAGTTAGGTGAATCGACTACACTATATCCTGAGCCACCAGCCAATACTGTAAAGGAATTAGCTGAGTAAATAAGATCAACTTGAAGTCCTGTACCGCTTGAACCTGATACGTCAGCTGAGGTTGCTGTTGTCGCAACACTCGTAAATTTTGTTGGTGTTTTAACTGTGAATAGGCTAGGACTGTTAGTTCCAGAATTAGCAAGTGCAGTTACTGAACCATCGCCATCAACAGTTGAAATTTTAATAGGAAGAACTTTTCCTTCACCCAAATCAACACCCACTACATCGTTGGCCGTATATCCAGAACCAGCTGATGCAATACTAAAACCGGCCGTTCCATCTCCTGTTTTTACTTCGTAGTTGGGTTCAACAGAAGCTCCAGAGCCATTGTCGGATGTGATTACAAACTCACCAATAAGAGTTGTTGGCGAATTAACACCAGCAAGTACTGTTGTCGATACAGGTGAGTCACTAGTGAATGCTAATGAAGTAAGACTTGCACCTACCCCTCCAGCTACGGAGTTTTTGAGTGTGTCGTCTGTAGTTCTAACTACCTTTAATGCGTTTCCATACTTTAAGAAAGAAGCTGCTGTGAAGAAGCTTTCATTAGTAGGAGCAACATTTTTAGGTTTACCAAACTGGTTAGCCAGTTCGGTCTCGGAGCCAATTAACGTAATGTCTTCAATTGGGCCCCATCTGAATGGGCCTGCATAACCACCAATTGAGGTAGAAACTGCTGGAACCACATTCGTCAAGTCGATTTCTTTTACCTCGACTCCTGCAGATACTTGGAATGCCATATTGTTTTCCTTTGGTTAAATAATAAGATTAATCATAATAAGTCTCTATCTCAATAACACCTCTATTTATAAATAGTAAGTATTAGAGGTTTCTAAACTCACGCTGTGCTTGGGCCAGATCGTCATAAACTGTAAACCCTCTTGCTCTGTCTTCTTGAATTATACCTATCGGTGCTAGGTCTTCCTCTGCTTCTTGAATCGAGTGGTTGAATAACATCTGTTTTAAATCTTTAGTAGCAATATTTCCAAATGCTTCGGAGGAAACAAACCATGAGAATAAAACTAAATTCATAACTAAGTCATCGTGATTACCCTGACTTGCCTGGTAGCTCGAGCCTCTTACTTCAAAGGTTGACAGCTCAGAGATTGTATCATTGTCAATTACAATTAACTTATTCATTTCTATTAAGTCTTTTAAATTTGAGCAACCTATTCGTTTAATCTTCTTCGTCATCGTAACTCCAATTCCAGAAGATTTTACAGTTGATTCTACAAAAAGGTTTTCATACTCATACTCATAGTAAATAGCATTACATACAACTTGGCCAACATCGTTACTTTCTACGAGTATAAGAGCATCATTATATTCCTTTGCAACTGATACAACAATATCTGGTAAGATCAACGGCGAGATAATATTATCCCGATACGTTGCAACTTGAAAGTATCCGTTTTCTGTTATCTTAACCACATTAAATGTTGAATAGTCTTGTCCTCTACCCTTTGAGACATCGACCGTCATTATATACGTTTCGTCTTTGATAGGATTCTCGTAATAACAAACACCCTTTGTACTTTTTCTTGATGGTGATCGTGCTTGTAAACCAAGGATAGCATTTGAAGATATTAGAGTATTAGACGTACCAATAAAGTTATTGCCAAACTCCTGTTCAAACTGGAGCTCAGAAGTATTAGCAATTGTCATCCTCTTCCACTCTTCGTCGCGGCCTGGCACGTCCCACCAGTCAACACGAAATGCTTTGAAGTCATTGAGTCCTTGTACTGCACCTTCGTATATTTTATAGTACAGGTTTCCTACACCGTTGGCTGTAGATGTAATAATCACTTTCGTTTCTGTACCCGCGGTAATTACAGGATAGGTAGAAGTATAAAACTCATTAGCATTTTCAACGAAAGCAAACTCGTCAAGGAAAAGTAAGTTGACAGACAAACCACGAATAGAAGATGCGGATGTTGCAGCTGCAAGAATCTTTGAGTTGTTTGAGAAACCAATAGAACCTTTATTTAACTCTCTACATCCTGGCTGTAAAAACCAAGGTAAGTGTTCAAGGGCAAGAGTAATACGGGCTAACAGTGACCGTGCAGTAGCACCTTTGTTGGCTAATACTGCAACTGTCTTGTCTGGATGAAAACATACATACCAAAGAATGTAGATAATCGAACTAATAGATTTACCACTTTGGCGACAAGCAAGCACAATAGAGAACCGATTGTCGTTAAAGTGCTGGAACATATCTCTCTGATAGTCATAGGGCGTAAACTCCGATAAACCTTTGTCAAGGGTTGTTATTTTAACATATTTTTTAGCAAAGTAAATAGGGTCTTTTGAACACTTTAAGTATTCGCTAACTTCTTCTTGAGTGAAGTTATGAACAAATCCATCTGCTTTAATGAGTGGATTGCCAAGATATCCGCCATTATTCCTCTGTGACATCTTGTGCTTTCTTTAACATCTGTTGAAGTTCTTTAGTAGAACCAACAAAAATAGCATTGTTTGTCGTTGACTGATTGTTGGTCGAACTCTTTTCTTGTGTAATATCTTTTCTTTTCTTTTGAACATCTAACAGCTCTGTGGTAAGATCACCTGTCTGCTTTATCATATTTGAAAGTACTTCATAAGCACGAGGGTGTTCTGTCTCTTGGGCGATAATAGATAGATGGTCAAGCGCCTCAGATGATTTATTCACTAGGTCTTTGAGTGTCTCGCGTACAAACTCTACATCTGTTTCGGTATCGTGTACGATATCTTCATTCGACACATCTTTCTTTTTGGCTGGAAGAATATCCATATTCTCTTCCAACGCTTTCATTATATCTTCTTTGCTCATTATCTACTCGGTGATACGTTAGTGAATCCAAATGTAGTAACTGCTGTAAACAGATTTGGAGAATCAGTGGGTGAGTCAAGTGTAATTCGTACACCACTTAACGGACTATTATCTTGTACAATGAGAGCAGGTGCTTTTGGACTTGTATGTATATACGAATCAACTGTTTTAATAATAGCTGATTCTACTACTCTTCCAGTAAAGTTTACTTTCATCGTAAAATCAAGTGTATATGTCAATACCCTACGCGATTCATAATCACCTTCGTAATTATCATCAATTGAAACTGAATTTAAAATTACTGGTACATCCATACTCTTATTTTTAGCTATCATGTCTTTGATAGAGATAGTGTACTCTGGTCTAAATGTAGGAAGAATCTGCTCTAAAATCTGTAAACAAGAGTCTTGATCTTTACCAATAATTGTCAGCTGAAAACTAATGTTATATGGAGAGCCCTGAAAAACTGTAGATGCCTTCCGGCCAAAGTTTGGTGCGGTTGATGTTACTTTGTTTATTCTATTTAAAGCTCTCTCTGGATCATACTCAATAGCAGTAATCTCAAAACTCATACGAGGAAGTTTTAGTGCAATACGATCTGTATCAGCACCGGCATCTTCAAGTCTAGAAATAAACTTTTGTGCGGGGCCATAAGCAATCGGAACTCTAATCTCAGCTTTTCCTGGCTTAACAATCTTAATATTGTTAAACAAAGTACCGAAAACCGAAACCGATTTCTTTACTGTTTGATTATAGAAATGTACGCCTGATAGCATGTTATGTCACCACGTTAGGTAATCCAAATGGGTTTCCATCTGAAAAATCAATGAAGTTGTTTCCAACTGTTTCAAATTCTTGGTTAAGAGCATCGTCATCGTTATCATCCATAGCAGCAAATGGTGAGTCAGACGATTCTGGTGTTAGGTCTGTAATTGCATACGATGCTTCTGAATCTGTGCCGATGATGTTTCCAATATCCCCACCTGTAACAGCAAATCCCGTCGGTGTGTCATCTGATCTTGAAGACATACCATATACGCTTAGAATAGGTGAGTCATAAGAAGCAACTTCTCCTGAAATAGTTATCCCGCCGTCTTGTGTCTGTGTAACATCCTCACCAATTTCAAATGTACCTGTTCCTGCGCCAAGGCCGAGTAGTGTTCTTGTTGCAAACTGTGTTTCGTATGTATCAATTGCTTCAACACCTGTATCGATATCTTCACCACTGAACTCAAACAATTCGCACTTCAATTGGAATGTGGGAAGGTTCTGTAACTGATAGAATGGGTCTTCTGATTCTACAAACTGAATTTCAAATAGACCTTTAACGAACGGAAGATAAATTAGGTCGCCCTCCAATGGTCTCCGTACGACTTTTCGATCTAAAGTAGTGTCAGAATTTATGTGTCTTCCGATAAGTTGTTCCCACCTACGGTTGGCAATGACAAGAGTAATCTGATCTCGTATTTCAAGGCCAAATTTAGAAAGCAGATCACCTTCACCTTCGTATCCCTCCGTATTAGCAATATATGCTTCGATCATATATGAAGAACCAAAAGAACTAAGTTGGTCTTCATCAAAAATCTTGTCTTCGTTTACAATCTTTCTAGGAATATAGTATGCTTCGTGCCCATAGATTTTTAGAGCCTCTATGGTTATATCTTCATAGAGATTCTGCTCTGAGCTTGTTCCTTGACTAAAGTAAACATTACGAGGCATCTCATTATCCTATTACGAAGTGCGGGGGTTCTTCAAACCGAAGGTGCATCTCTTCTTCAAGTTTGGAAATCTCTTCATTGGCGTCTGTTAAGATTCTTTCACCATTAATAGTTACACCGCCTGGAAGCTGCATTCCCTCAAACTTAATTAAGTTTAATCCCCATTGTCTTTTTATCAAAGCCGTTGCATATTTTTTGAGGAAGTAATCGTTATAAACATCTGTGAACGAGTCTGGATTGATAATCTCATACCCATCAAAAATAATTACTGAACCTACTTTTCTTTTTCTTAAAGAGTCAGAATAAAAATATACTCTATTCTTATGTCTTGAAAATTGTAGTGGCTCCCATACACCATTGATATTTCTGTCGATCAATGACATATACTGCTTTGTCATTTCATAGTTGACAAGACCTCCACCATAGGGCCCTCCAAGATCGAAGATGTCATTCAAGTGTAATTGATAATCAATAGAGAAAAGGTTTGTTGTACCCGAATCGTGTAAGGGTAAAACTCGATTAATAGAAAGCATGTTTGTATTATTTGGAATATCAATGTACATGCTAAATTCTGGTGAACCACGATTTGAACCAAACGGTGAGTCATTTGCTCTATCGTAGTCATCTTGGGTGATTTTATGATATCTAAGCGTACGTCTTACCGCATCACCATGATACTCTTGATAAAACTGTAAAGCTTCATCAATACGATCTTCAAGTTGATCTTCATCAACATTAATTTCAATTACTGGATCGCCAAGAGCTCTCAAACAGTAATCGATTAACGATTGTCTGGAATTTGGATTAGCCATTATGCTAGTCCTATCGTTAAATCAGGTGCTGGAGAAGCTGAACTTTTAAACCTCATTCTTACACCACGCTTGATAGAGGATATATTAAAAATTCTGTCCGCATCTGTAGAAATTAAGTTACCATTATCGTCTCTCGCAGTGATAAAAGTTGTTCCATTATCTAAAGATATTTCCATTGCAGTTGGACTGCTTGTTCTATGTGTTCCAGTAAACGATACTTGTTTTGAACCGCCTCCATAAGTAAACCCAGTTGAGTATCCTGCTGCTTGTATGTATGGGCCAAGTGGCGAACCATTATTTGAGTTAAGTGTAAACGTTGCTGGCATCTTTTCTCCTTAAAAAATAATTATTTTAGTGGCTGCACCACTTAGTGAACTTGCTTCACATCTCAATTTAACCTGTCCTAAATCAATATTTCTAATTTGTGTTGTTGATAAACCCGATAAAGGACAATCATTAATATCTCTAATTGCAGTAAAGGTTGTTCCTCCATCAAAAGAAGCTTTTATATCAACACTTGCCGGAGAACCAAAGTTTCCTTGAACAGCAATTATTCCTTTCCCACCGCGGTAATCAATTGTTTCTGATACTGGTGTTCTGGCATATCCAGATAGTGTAATTGAGCCTGATACTGTCTCGTTCCTCCCACCTGCAGCTGCAATGCTCCAGTTAGACGAACCCTCTGGCGGTACTTCTCCACTTAAAGCAGTTACATCACAAGTATAAAGGTTATTGAGATTGTCGGCGGGGAACTGCCTGAAAATTTTCCATGTTGGACTGTCAGTAGATTCTCTACCAAGAATTACGTTGTTATCGTTTGTAGATGGTGTATTTAATTTATCCGAGCCGACAGATTGATGATTTTCAAAACTCTTCGGAAATTTAAAATTATCAGTTGTGTTACTATTCAATGTCGACACACATTCAAACCAAACTTCTGGCCTAGAAAGTGTATTTAACGAACTTCCTTCTTCGTCACTGAATGATGTTTTAAGCCAATAACCTTTTGTAGTAAATCCATGTGGTGGAATAATACCACTTGGCCAAATGCCTGGATTTGTTTCTGCGGGAGAGCCGATAGGATACCAACATTCACTGCCGTCTTCATTACTTTCATCAAGCACCCAATAACCTATAATACTCCCAGCCGGTGCACCTAAGCTTGTTTCTACTGTAGCAAATGTAGAAGATTCACCAGTGGAATATGCAGTACCATATCCATCCGCTATGTTAAGATTTGCTCCACCGTTTAGAGAAGAGTCAACAATAGACCGAAGAGTAGAGAAGTTATTCGTAGTAAAGCCGCGCCCGACTTCTGATGGATCAGATATGTATCTACCTGTATATCCAACTGCTGGGTGTGATGCTAAATCTTTCCGGTTGGTGAATTTGGCTCTCAAATCCAGAGAAGTTATTGGTCTAAAGTGCATGAAGAACTTATAATTACTAATCGTCATGTTACCATAACCAGCACCTCCTTGGCTAAAGAGTATGTTATTAGGACTAGCATAAGGCACAAGGTCGTTTGACACATCTCCTAAATTGAGCGCTATATTAGTATCTTCTTCACTGCCCGAAAATCTAATTCCATATTCTCCACCAAAATCTTCAACAGCATAGTCTGAATCAGACACACCTAGCCATTTTGCCGCACCGCCGACTGGATTACCAGCATTTTGCCGATATACCTGATTAATACCTGTAAAAGTTGTAGCACCGCTAATCTCAAATTCTTCTAATCTACCAAACGGGTTGGCCACACCAAGATTACCAGAATCCCCGTAACCTATACCACTAGTTAGAGCTCCACCCACAAGATTAAATGTTTTAGGCGAATCTGTCTGAATTAGATAACCAGAAGGGGTATCATTTGCCCATCGAGCAAATCCTGTTGGACTATCTGTGATTCGTGAAAAAGTTCCATTTACTGATGTGTTATTAGAGCCTGTTACAGTAATTTTACTTGGAATCTTATTTTTTAAAAATATGTCAGCCATTTGAAAAAATCCCTTTGTTCTATTTATAAGCTTTAGTGTTTAAGATTCTCTGTAATCTAACTCACGATTATGTTTGGGCATTTTACTAACATAAGAAGGTCTGTCTCTAAAACACTCCCTAGATACACTTCCTGCTTTGTGTGGATAATCCGATTCAAAAAATAACATCCTATTGCCTTTATAAGCAACATATTTTTCTACATCACTTCTATCTTTCTTATAGATAAAAGTTCCACCATCCCAATCTAGCTCCCAGTCTAATAGTGGATAGTATATTGCAGAAAATCTATAACCATTATCACAATGAATATGTGGATCAGTGCCAAAGGTATATGTATTGACATACGTTTTTCCAATTTCACTAAATCCATTTTCCGAACCAAATCGATCAATAATAGACTTTTGAATGGTATTAATAGGAAATTCATCTCTGCTTATTGCCCCTGTTCGATAAGTTGTCCAATGTTGACAGGGTTTATCAATAGCCGATTTGCGTCCATACTTGTACGTTAATTCTTCTATTGTAAAATTATGAATTCTTTCGGCGGTTTTTTTATCAAACCAATTATCAATTATCTTTATCATCTAAAACCTCTGGATAAAACTTCTTAAAGAACCACTCGTGCCCGTCAATAACCTTTTGTCCAACAGCTTCTCCGATGACTTCTTTGTAGTCTGATACAGATGGTTTAAGTTCTTTCTTAACATCATGGTTTCCAAAAATGCCGTGCCATTGATGATCCTCTTCAACCTCTTTTACGATATTATTGAAGTCGTGCTGGAAATAAGGCAGTTCAAGATACTCATACAACTTTTGCATACACTCGTCTGGAAAGCGTGTTAAATCTTCGTATCGAAGTATAAAGACATCCTGCAGCTGATTTAGTTCACCTGCACTTTTAAGACGTTCGGTCGAATATCCTACAGGCATACTATGAGACCAATGTGCAATCCGCGTTTCAACCGTCATATTTTCAAGTGTAGCTGTATTATCTGGGCCCTGTGGTAGGTGACGATTCTTTCTCCAGTTCTTTTCCATGCTTGTAAAGACATCTCTCAAATCACGAATCATGCAAATCATTTTTGGAGTAGTGCCAATGACCTGTTTAAGTAAATCATATTCCCACATCCACTGTCTACTTTTGTCAATAACAACTGGACGGTCTGTCATGGCTTCGTAGTAACCGTACATTAGTTGACGAGATGCAGACAACTGCGCCTTTTTCATTAGGTCAGCTGGTTGAGATTTTACCTCGGCATTCGCTTGACAGTTCTTTATAGATGTTACATATTCACACAGAGGACTTGTAACAGAACCATAGATAGAAGGATTTTGATGTAGTATCACTTGTAGTAGTTCTGACCCACTTCTGGGCATACTACTATTAAATATATATTTTTTCATTATGCACAGCAGTTATTCAAAATTTCATTAACAAGAGTATCAGCGTCAGAGTCGCTGATAGTGATAGTAGTAAGGGCTTTAATTTTAATTTTCCAAGTATCTCCAAGTACTTTATGACGTGCAGCTTTAGCTTCTGTATTATTACAATCATCATAGTCTTTAGTATATAAAGATTGTGATGCAGTGTTGAGTTCACCTAACGTCATATCACGATTTGTTTGAATTACTTGTTTAATCGGCCCGACAAAAACCTGTCTTTCGGAGGAGTTATTAAATCTTACATCACCGTTCCATGTCAAAAGTGTTTGAGATGGGCTTGAATTATCCTCTACCCGCGTTATTGATCCGCAGTTTTCAGTTGTTACCGATGTTATTGTCTGTGTAATTGATATGTTCATTTGTTTCCTTCTAGTTAAAGTTTAAATTTATTTATACGATAAAGCTTTCAAAGTAACCATTAGTTTCAAGGTCAGAATGCGTACTTAAAGATTGTGAGAAAGTCGTCATCTCTAGCATGTTCAACGGATTAAATGTATTTCCGCGTAGAGATTCTAGATATTCATTCATTGTCATACTTTCTGTATCTGATATATTTACTGTTGCGTTATTCATTAAGTTAGTAAACGCTGTTATATCAGCCTGTGAATGAATTTGTATTGACTCGTTCAGAAAACATAATGCAATATCTCCATTAGTAGGATGTTCGAACCAAGAGTTATAAAACAATGTGTCTTCACTATTCCGAACAGCAACTGGGCTAATTATGTTCCACAATGCTTTTGAAATGTTACTAGCATCGACTGTCGAAGAGTTTTCTAAAATTAAATATTTCATGTTTATTAAAATATATCGTAATAAGTGTTAATGTTAAATTCAAGTGCTGTTTGATTGGGATTGGCTTCAGTACTAGTATCAAAGGCAATTATTTCTTGTTGAAATTGATGGCCAGGAAATCCGCTAAGAGAAGTACCTCCAAGTTCGTTAATATTTCCTTGAGTAGCGGTGAATTGGTTATCTGGAGTTGAAAAATCTGAGCCTGTCTGTACGCCGTCCGCATGATAACGTTGTTGTCTTGGAAACTGGCCCGCGGCGTCACTATATGCTCGTTGTACTAATAAATGAGTATTAGTATCTGAAGGTGACACCATTCGTTGGCTAGCCGATCCGCCTATACCGAAAAAGATCCCGGCTATTGAATTATCTAGGACATCATACGCGCTCAGATCGACGAGGCCAAAGCCTTTGGATCCGTCGGGCGTTAAATTAACAATATAGCCAGCTCCAGTATTTGTAACCAACTTCATAACACAATAATATGCTGCCGTATTAATACCATCTAATGACCCGCCGACGGTCAATGGAGTATCAAATATCATGTGAGAAGTCCTTGAATCAAATCCGCTAACTGTACTACTGTTGCTGTTATTAAAATAAAGTTGTGGTTTTCCGTTACTATCTACCGAAAGACTTCCGCTTGTAACAATCTGTGGTTGATTAGCTGCTGTAGTTTGTGTAGCATGTTTACTATTACCAGACTGATCCCACCATTTCGTTACAAATCCATCAGCGCTACCACAAAATGTAGTTAATGTACCATCAGTTACTTCATCAGCTGTAAAGTCAGATGTAGTATTTCCACTTGACTCTCTTACTGTAATTACGTTTCCTGTATAACTGGAACTTAAATTACGAAAACTATATGCAAGATCAGCAGAAACAGTGTCGAGCGGTAAACTCGCGTATGTTAAATCACTTCCATTACGTAGTTGTTTAACTACGTCATTTCCAACTTTTAAAATTGAATTTCCTACAATAGACATTATACAATTACATAAAGTGTGTTGGCATCGGGAGTAAGCGCATCATATTGTGCTTGTGTAACCTTCCGAATATTTCTAATAGGTGAATCGTCTGATTCATCATTTTGGACTGGTCTTTTAGTTGAGGAAGTAGATGTTATAGTTCCACTTGCAGCAACATCTCCGCTAACATCTAATTCTACTCCTGTGGTTGCTGTTTTACCAATACCCACTTCACCAGATGATTTAATTCTTAATCTTTCACTTCCGCTAGTCTCAAAAGTAATAGTATCATTTGATGGAAA